ACTTCCTCGCCGTTGCTGTTCTGGAAGACCGTCACAGCCACATCGAGGCTGTTGAGGTTGTGCGTCACCGTGTAGCTGGTGTTGGTGCCGTCGCCAATGCTGACCGCGAATTTCTTGATGCGGCCGCTCCAGCTCGCCAGCTTTAGCGGGGTGATGAACCGCAGATCGTCGGTGCCGGTGTTGACCTCGGCCTGCGTGGCAATCTCGGCAATGCCGGCGGTGGTCTCACTTGCAGCAGGCGCGGAGGTGCCGAACGTGACCCAGCTGATGTTGCTGGAGCCGATCGTGCCGTTGATCTGATCCTGCCGGTAGGTCGTGGCGGCGCTGGTGCCTTCCTCGACCGTTGTGACGGCTTGCTCCAGCTCGGGGAAGGTGCTGGCGTCCAGCGAGCGCGTAGTAGCGCTGGCGGCCCCGTTCCAGATGTAGATGCCGTTTTCTGATGCTGTCGATTGAGCCCGCACCAGGATGCGGTCGCCCGACGCCATCGTGATGCCGTCGATCGTGGCGCCGGGGCTGGCCAGGTTCAGGTTCGACTGGGTGGCGACTCGGCAGCTGTCCTTCCATGCCAAGCCTTCAACCAGCGAGTCCACATAGGACTTCGGCACCGCGTCGCCTGTAGCTGACGGGCTGGGCAGGTTGATGACTTTGGAGACCGACTGGAAGTCGAAGTCTGTAAAAATTCTCTTGCTCATGTCAGGTCAGCCGCGCAAACCCGGCAACAGGTACTACGAACACGATAGCTGTTGTGTTGATGCTTAAGTGCGTGACCAGGCCCTCGATCTGTTGGCTGCCGGTATCGAAAGCTTGGACACTGGGCTTGAAGCCCAAGTTGTGGTTGATTGTCCACTCGGATGCTGCAGTCGCTTGGTTGTAAATGAAGAAAGCCGAGGCTGGGCCGACTGGTCCCGCTACACCTTGGGCACCTTGCGGTCCTGTCGCGGTGGCTGTAACTACTGTGGTTACAGGTACAGATACAACAGCGGTTGTGTTGTCCCCTGTGGTTACATTTACAGTATTCGTAGACTCACTTATATTTACGGACGTCATGCTGTATAGCCCTCGGATACATAGATAGTTCCTTCGAGATAGTATTCACGGATCGTACTGGGGTTTTCCAGTAGGACGTCGTAATAGCATTCGTTGGGAAATGTCGTTGTTTGACTATCTGTTAGCGAGATAGTGATTTGGCCGCTTGCACGGTTGGTGTAGGTGATGGCGAAGTCGGCATATTTTGTTGTGCGGTCGCGGTTCCAGGCTTGGGCGTAGACAGTCCAGCCGGTGAGGTTGATTGCTGCTCCAGTGCTGTCGTTGAACTGGAGCGCTACGGAGTAGTCGGCGCGGCGCTGCAGGCGGATGTTGTAGGTGCCAGGGGAGACGGCCATGGGACTACTCGACCTCCGATTCGTTCATTGTATCGGTTTCGGATTCCTCGGCCTCGGGTTGCTCGACTTCTTCGAGGTCGCTGTTATCTGGTAGGTCCAAGAGTTCTTCTTCGATGTTGATGTTGTCGGGCAGGATTTCGCCACGGCGGAGGACTTCCAGCAGCATGGCGTTGCTGATCTTGCCGGTGTCGGCCAGTTGTGCCAGGACGGCTACGTCTTGGCCGATCAGGCGGTAGTAGTCGAAGTCGCGGTCGATGGTGATTTCGGGAGGTTCCAGGCCGACGTATTGGGCGGCGAAGGCGAAGGCTTGGTTGAGGGCGGACTCCAGTTCTTGGCTGATGATGGAAAGGACGGAGTTGGATTGGGCTTGGTCGATGCGCTTGGCCTCGGCGGATTCGGCAACGAATTTTTGGCCGAAAAGTTTGGTGACGCCAAGCGTGGACATTTGCGAGGCGAGGGATTCCAGTTCGGACATTTGGGCGTCGAAGCTGGTGGCGTCGGCTTGGACGTAGTACGCCTTGTTGCCGGGTTGCATGGCGATGGCGTAGTTGACGCCCATCGTTGCGGAGCCGGTGGTGTCATCCCAGCCCTCTAGGACGAGGGTGGGCATGGCGGCGATGTGGAGGGCGTGGATGAGGTCGGCTTGGCGCTGGTAGTGGGTGATGTTGAGGTTGGCGATGTCGAGTAGTGGGGGCTGGGAGATCAGGAGGCCCCGGCGGTTGCTGTAGATCGGGACCAGGGGGATTTCGGGCAGGCTGTAGTCGCCGGATTCCGTGAATTCGACTACTTCTTGGCCGAGGGTGTAGAGGTCGTAGCGGCCGGGGTAGATGACGCGCATCTGCTCGACCTGTTCTTCGCCAAACTCGTTCAGGGGGCGGACGTCGTAGTCGTGGATGCGGACCTGCAGGAGACGGTTGGTGCCAGCTTCTTTGCGCCAGCCCCAGATTTGGGGGGCATCGACGTGGACGAAGTAGGGGCGGCGGCCCAAGGCGCGTTCTTCGGCCAGGTTGCGGGCGCCCATGGCGGCCGGGTAGTCAACCAGGATGGCGCTGTGGCCGTAGGTGAGGCTACTGACGAGGGAGCGGCGGGCGTATTCGTTGATGCTGGAGCCCAGGCCGTCGATGTTTTGGATTAGATCCAGCCAGTAGGGGTCGCCCTCGACGTGGATGGGTTTGCGGAGGATGGCGCCAGCGGCGGTCTCGATTAGGCGGCTGGTGTACGGCGATAGTACGGACCGATTGACGCGGGTGGTGTAGGCGTCGTCGTCTTCGCGGGGTTCTTGGGGGAGGTAGGTTTCGCTGAGGTCGCGGATGTAGTTGGTGCCACGGGTGACGGCGGCCATGACGCTCCAGTCGGACATCATGGCGATGCTGTCCAGGTTGCGGACGAATGGGGATTCGCTGACTACAGCTCCGGTTGGCGGGATGTTGGCGCTGTAGACCACGGCTGGACTCCTACTTTGTACCTATTTTGGCAGTGAACGCGGCCTTGTTACCGTGCGCGAGTGGAATACGCCGGTTCGGGAGCCTTGGAACCCGGTGATCCAGCAGTGTCTGAAGGGGGTGGATGAGCATGTGCGCCAGTACATTCGGACGGGGAATGTGTGGCATTTGGAGAAGGCGGAGTTTTTGCGGAAATATGTTATGGAGTTGAAGATTTGGATACATAAGGTGGAAGGGAGGTAGTTACCACTTCACCTTGTTTGCCCAGAAGGCGGCGGACATTTTGCCCTTGGCTATGTTTTTGGCGTGTCGTGCTTGGAAGGATGCCCGCCTGGTTTTGTCTGCTGCTGATTCTCCTTTTTGGGGTGGTTGGGGGTGCGCTTGGGTTTGTTGTAGCCCTCGAACGTTTCGCCTCGGTATTCAATCGTCATCGTCGTCTTCCTCGTCGTCGGGGTCGTTGATGGGCACCAGCACTTCGATGCCGTGGGCGAGCATTGTGACGAAGCCGCCCAGAGTTTCGGGGAGGGAAGGGGTTTTGAAGGCGAAGGTGGCGTGGGTCAGGCCGTCTTCTGCGTCAATGTCAATCTGGACGCAGCCGCCGTTGATGGTTTGGATTCGCATTAGCCGTGGTATGCGACTGCAATGTGGGGGACGATGCTGGGCGTTCCAGAGCTGATGGAGGCAATACGCATACGGATTTTGGCGGCGGGTTTGCCGTCGTAAAAATAGACGTATTGGCCGTTGGAGTTAATGGTTTTGCTGCTGTCGATGGTGAACCAGTTGCCGGTGCCGTTGCCGTTGAAACTGCACTCCAGGGCAAGCTGGAAGTTGGCGCCGCCAGTGACTGTAGCGGCAAAGGTGTAGCTAGAGGCTTGGGCCGGGACTTCCATCCAGTCGTCAACGGCGGTAAGGGTGCCGCCGGTGTACTCGATCAGGTTGCTGAAATGATCCCGAGCAGTGTTAGCAATGGCAGCCATTGTTTTTCTCCGGTTTACTTGCGAGTTTTAGGTCGTTTGGCGGTTTTGGCCGATGCCTTGAAGGCGGCGGCGGTGGGGGCGCCTTTGGAGCCAGGTTTGCGCATTTTTTCGCCGCTTCCGGCTGCGATGCGCTTGCGCTTGGCGTTGATGTTGGCGTAGAGGCCGGGTTTAGCCATTATTTTTTACCTTTTTTGGTGGGTTTTTTCTTCATGCCGGCTTCGGACATGGCGATGGCGATGGCTTGTTTGCGGGATTTGACCACGGGGCCTTCTTTGCTGCCCGAGTGGAGTTCGCCTTTGCTGTATTCACGCATCACTTTTGTCACCTTTTTCTGGGCTTTGGAGGGCTTTTTGGGGGCCATGTTTTATACCGGGTGCGCTTACCACACACGATAGTTGGTTTTGCCGAGGTTCTCGGGTTTGGCGAGGTTGAAGGTTTGGAGGCAGAGGTAGCCGAGGGCGTCGAAGGCGTGGTCTACGCCGAGGTTTTTGTTGGGGAGTCCGGTGCCGGGGGAGTAGGTGAGGGTGCGGAGGGATTTGATGAGTTCTTTGCAGCGGGGGTGGATGAAGAGGCGGCGGGTTCCAGACGCATCCAAGAGGGCGGTGTTGACGCAGGTGATTTTGTCGCGGATCTTCCAGGGGGAGCGGGGGCTGGAGACGGTGAAGCCGGATTTGCGGAGGATGTTGTGGTCGGTGGCTCCAACGCCGCTGGTTTTGCGGGCGCCGCCGGTGGGGTCGGGGCAGGCGATGATGCGGCGCTCCACGCCGTAGCGGGATTGGACTTCTTCGCAGAGATCCCAGGTGGTGGCGCCACCCGTCATGATGATTTCGTCGAAGACCCAGAGGACGTCGCCTTTTTTGACGGCGCAGATGCCTGACATGGGGTCGATGTTGAAGTCCATCTTGGACGATTTTGTCGATGTTGTCGTCGGAGAAGGAGATGGCGACGAGGCCGGAGAGGTTTTCGAAGCTGGCTTCGAATTCTTGGCGGAAGGTGCGGGCGTCGAGTTGGGCGCGGGCGGCTTCAATTTCGGCAGCGGGGACGTTATCGCCTTCGATGGTGGTGAATTGCCAGCGCTGCCAGTCCGTGTCGCCCTCTTCGCAGTAGCACCAGAGGTCGTAGAACCAGCTGGCGGTGCCGTCCGGGGTGGAAATGAAGAGTGCCCAGCCTTGTTTGTCGGCCAGGGCGGGGCGGATGACCTCGAACCAGACTTCGGGGTCCATGAAGGCGGCTTCGTCGAGCACCACGCCAGCCAGACTGCGGCCTCGGAGGGCCATGGCGTTCTCGGTGCCCTTGAGTTCGATGGTGGAGCCGTTGACGAGTTCGATTTTGAGGTCGGTTTCGTTTTTGGATTTGATCCAGGCTTTGGGGACTAGCTTTTTCAGGACTTTCCAGGCAATGTCTTTTGCCATTCGGTAGGTCGGGGCGGCGTAGAAGAAGGTTTCGCCCGGACGTTCGATTGCTCCACGCAGCAATTCGATGCAGGAAAGGTAGCTTTTGCCGAAGCGGCGGCCGGCAACTAGGACGCGGAAGCGTTTGCGGCTGGAGAAAACTTGCCCTTGGGCGTAGCGGAGGGAGAGTGTTCCAGCCGTTTCGGGCATTTTTGTGGGGGAGGGTACCTTCTAGGGTATTACAGGAATTGAACCCCTGCCCCCGGTGTGTAACAGAGGAAGGAATTGGGAATGTGTCAGTAGGTTCCCTACGCCCCGACCTGCGCTTAAATGTAACAAACTGTGCCCCCCTTAAGTATAAGGGAAGCACAGCAAACTACAGTTCAGTTTGTATTACATAGCGATCAAACTCTCAAACTGCTCTAACACCGTCTGTTTCGTTCCCTTTAAGTTATACTCTCGTTTGATGATAGAGTACACGCTGGGGCCGTTACGTTTCATACCCTTACACTCTAACTTGAGCGTAGAAAGTAACACCCGCTGCCGGTACATTGTGATAGCCTCGCCGGTAAAAACGTGGGTCATGATGTTAGAGCAAAGGGAACAGATAGGATAACAAGTAGGGCCGCAAGTGGCAGGCTAGTGGTAGAACCTGCAGCGATTAAAAGTATAAAGGCTAGGGTAAGTTTCACGCCTCAACCTCTTTAGGACTGAGATGCTCTACGCTACGCTGAGCACACTCTAGGATAGATTTAGCACGCTCAAAATTTGCCATTTTGTCAGCCTCATTGTCAGAATAAGTCCAGCGCAAACCGTTAATGTAACTACGCACAGCATAAGCAATCTGCTCGGCAGGAAGTTGCGAAAATTCGAACACAATAGAACTTTCACCCTCTTTATCGCGCACTGTAATTCCCTGGTTGCGAAAATCGCAGCTTGCTTGTGCGCTGACAGTAAAAGACTCGGTGATGATGCGGTTCACGGGTGTTACCTTTGTTTGGTTGGATGCGAGGGATTGTCTCCCCCGCTTGATCGTATCCTACAGTAGAAACCCCAGCAGGCTAGGGGCATTGTTGCAGAACTTAACCTGCCAGTTTGGCGGCAAGTCTCAAATTGTAGTTATCCGGCAAAATTTGGATGCGGAACTCTGTTCCAGATTCCCACTCTTTACCACCTAAATACCACTCAAACTTACGTTGGCTGATCCCGTCAGAATAGGGAGAAAATGCGCGGATCAGTGCGTTAAGTCTGCTCTTAGTGGTTACAGTCTGCCAGCCACAATCTGACAAAACAAAGCAGTTTGCCTCAGGATAAAATTGGGCGATAGTGTGACCGTGTAATTTAACTTTAATGATACGGTCCTGATTAAAAGTAACAGCATCTTGCCATACCTCAGTGTTGTTACACTTAAGGTAACGACCATCAAATCCCGGCCAATTTGCTAGATGCTGGATTGACTGAATCATGCGGGCTTCAATCTTTCGCATAGCTAGAAGTTGTGTGGACTTGCCAAGCATAAAACCGCTTTGCCCCAGCAGGCAGGTTTCCCGTAACATTCTGTAATGTTAAACAGTGTTAAGCCGGGGCTCCGTGGTGTGGTACGTTCGGAGCCTATAGGATGGGATTCTATCCTATAACAGTAGTGTTATAGTGTACTATAGTATAAGTATAATTGTACTATAGTATAGTGCCGCGCCTGCGCGTGAATGAATGAATGAATGAATGAATGAATGAATGAATGAATGAATGAATGAATGAATGAATGAATGAATGAATGAATGAATGAATGGGTCACTCTGGCCGCTTACTTTCCACGGTGATGTTGAGAGTTGGAGTATTGGTAGCAAGCTGTTCCGGCGCGGCTACGGTTGCGAGGCGCAAAGCCTGAATTTGGTTCAACAGATCTTCTCGTGTTGCACTTTGTTCCTCACGAAGAAGAATCATTGCCTTTGCATAGTCGTCATGAGAAGTTCGGATCGACGTGTTGAACCTCGAAGCAAGCCTTTCGGCAATCTGTCTACGCGTACCACCGTCCAAGATGTACGCATAAGCGGCATTAACCCGCTCGTCGATCCGTACCTGTTCGCCTTTACCACCTCTCCACCGTTTCGATTCATCATCGGCAACAGAGGTTTTTTTAACTTCCTGGCCGCCAGTATCGGACACGGTTAATACAACGAAAATCTGCCCGTATCGTACCGCACTAGGAAAATCCCGGCAGGAAAATTTGCGGGGCAGGAAAATCCCACCCCTTGCGGCCGGCCCCTAAAGCCACCGATCGCCCGGAGTGAACCCGTGTCCTTTAGCGATGGTGCACCAATCCGTCAGCACACCGGGAGCCGCCAGTGCCTTGTAAGCCGCCTGAGCTTGCCTGAGGGCCTCGGCAGCAGCGTCTACCAGCTCAGGCCCGGCTCCAGCTAGAAAATTCTCCCGTTCTTGGATGCGCGCATCAGCGGCGGAAAAATACGCGATGTTATGGTCCCGGATACCCTCTGCATCAATCTCCGGCAGGTTGTCGCCGCGACCCACGTTCAGGCGCACTCCACCGTTGGCGTCCGAGCGCCAGTAGGTTTCCGTTTCGAGGGTTGTGGTGCCGTAGTGTTGGCGGATAGAAACCGGCTCACCCACTGCAGCGGTCAGGGCAGGCTCCAGTCTGCGGGTAAGTTTTTTCCCGTTGTTCTGCTGCAGCACGGCGAGGATCGCCCCCGCTTGCTGTCGTTGCTGCTGCTCCAGTGCTTGCTCTGCGCTAACGGTCTGGCGTGTTGTCTGTCGGTTGTGGGTTGTCATGGGGTGAGTCCTAAGGGTTGGGTCTCGTCTGTGACAGTAGAGGAAATTTGGCAGCCTGTCAAGCAAGCGCAGGCACCAGAGGATCCGAGGATCCGTCAGGCCATGGGTACGGTTCACGCCGCCACTCCTGATCCGCCGGCAGCAGTGCCAGCCCGGTCAGGGCCACTAGGTCGGAGCGATCGACGCCGCGCGCTACCTTCTCAAACCTGACGCACGCGCCGCTGCTGAGATCCTCCACGAACCAACCCTCGCCGCTCCAGTCCAGACACGTGTCGAACAGTGCCCGCAGATCCTGCTCCAGCTTCTCATCGGGCAGTTCATCCAAGCGATCATCCGCCCAAAATTTCGCCGTGCTCGGGCCGTAGGCGTTACCCTCCAGCACGGCCAGAGGGCAGTATT